GACGAAGGAAGAAGCTGACGCTCACATTGCCGCCCACATTGGCAATTATCCTGATGCCTTCGTGCATGAGGACGCCGATGATGTGCCTACCATTGACGTAGCGACTTGGCGGTTTGACCCTTCTACCAAGGAAATTCTTGACCGGATTAAGAGGCCCAAACCAGAACGGGATATGGCTAGGCTTCGCACAAAGCGTAACTCCTTACTGACCTCAAGTGATTGGACCCAAAGTACGGACACCCAGTTAAGCGATGAGGACAAAGCCAGTTGGGCCACCTATCGTCAAGAACTACGCGACCTCCCATCCAACACAGTCGATCCAACCAACCCATCTTGGCCTGACGCACCGGAATAAGGAAAGAACATGGAAAATCACATAGCAATCGTTAAATCAACAGACGGCAAGTTGGACAAGTACCAAGACTTCGCTATCGAGGCTGATGCTGTCAGTCACGTTGCAACATATGGCGGCTTCGTTGCCGCTGACCCCGGTGGCTCTACAAGCTATTGGGTTGTCGATGAAGCGGCTGAAACAGTCGTTAACAACCAAGACCAAGCTGATGCAGATGCCCTCGAAAGTAGTTGGGACAGGCTTCGTAGAGAACGTGACTCCTTGCTAACCTCAAGTGATTGGACTCAGTACAACGACTCGCCTTTAACGGATGAGGTCAAAACTAGCTGGTCAGTTCACAGGCAAGAACTTCGTGACCTTCCTTCCAACACCGTTGATCCTGATGCGGTAGTTTGGCCCGTCGCACCGGAATAAGGAAAAGAAGACATGAGTACCACAAAAGTCCAGAGCGACATGGTGGACATCGACGGTGCTACTACAGCCACTATCGTTGCTGGCGATAAAATAAACTTCCTCGACATTACCGACAGCCTTGTTAAAGAGGATACGGTGCAGGGTGTTCTTGATCTTGTTAGTGCTGGCTTTACCCTTGGCACGGAACAGGCCACGACTTCAGGAAGTTCTGTAACTTTTGGCAGCATCCCTGCTGCCACTACTGTCATTGATATATTGTTTGAAGGCGTCACAATTTCCACAACAAATAAGAACCTTGAGTGCTTAATTGGCGATGCTGGGGGATTAGAGACATCTGGGTATGTTGGCCTTAGCCATAGTTGGAACCTTAGTGGTTCCGCAGCCCATCTTGCGATCTCTGATACATTCAGTATTGGCGGCAGTGTCAATGCTGCTAACAACACATCTCTTTGGAGTGGTGTAATGCGGTTAAGATTGAAGAATGCATCCGCCTTTACTTGGGTTTTTGATGGTATGGCCGCTAATGACCAAACTTCACAAGACGCTATATACGCTGGCTCTTTCGTTAAATCCTTGAGTGCTGAACTTACACAATTATCATTTGCTACAAATGGCGTATTTAGTGCTGGTTCTGTTAACATCTTATATATGTAATATTATAAAAGGAAAGAACCATGAGCTTTTTAGTCGGCCTCGACCTCAACGATGTACAAGTCCAAACGGACAGCGGTAATGCCAGTACGACAGCCTTTACGCTGACTGTTGCCAGCACCACTAACGCTGTGGCGGCGTACATCAGTGGCGTCAGGCAGTTGGCTGGTACGGATTATAGCGTATCGGGAACTACGATCACGTTCACCACGGCCCCACCCACTGGCACTAACAATATAATGTATGTCTACACCAAGGCGGCGATTATAAACACGCCAGCGGATGTTAGTGTTACTACGGCTAAGATTGCTGCTAATGCTGTTGATGAGACTAAGTTGAAAGACGCCCTTGTCGCAGACTTTACAGAAGTCACAGTGGCGGCTGGGGATAGTATTCTTCTGGGCGATGTTAATGATAGTGGAAATACCAAGCGGGACACGGTGCAGGGAATCCTCGACCTAGCTGGCGGTGGTTTCACCCTCGGCACAGAACAAGCAACTACTTCTGGTTCCTCTATTAATTTTACCGGCATTCCAAGCGGTACTACCGTTATTTATGTGCATATAGATGGTGTTAGTACTGGTTCAGAAGTAGATTTAACCATCCAACTTCGAGACAGTGGCGGACTTGAAACTAGTGGTTATAACGGGGTGAATGCTGAAGGCCGTGCTTCGGCTTGGGAACAAGCACAGGCGGAAGCCTCATCTTTCATTATAGCTAATGCAGTCCCAACTGTCCAAGAAGTGTATGGGCTTGTGACTCTTGCGTTGGGCGATAGTTCTAATAACGTCTGGTTCTGTTCTTCTATATTGGGCGATGATAATGGGACGGTTCGGGCGCACTATCAGGGAGGGAGGAAGGCTCTATCTGGGACATTAGATGGGCTGTCACTTGTATCTTCCGGCACTTTTGACGCTGGCGCTGTTAACATTAGTTATCAATAAGTAAAGAACCATGAACAGCCAAGCCGCACACATTCAAGCTGTCGTAAAGACCGCCCCCGCAATGGCCCCCGGTGCGGCGACTGTTACTGCTGAGTGGATGGGAGTTATCAGCACAGGGTTGAGTATTATTTTGATGAGCCTCTCCATTGCCTTTTTGATTTGGCGGTGGTGGGTAGCGTACATAAAATTGAACGAAGCAGAGAATGGATGAAATTACCCCTTGTCCTAAGTTTATTATTTCTATTCGGGTGCGCGACACCTGATGCTATCGTGCCGCCGCCGGGCAATATTATCGTTACCATCAAGCCTAATCAGTGTGTAGAGACAGCAGCATTAGCACCACTACTACTAAAGCAATACAATGAAAAATTAATCTCTTCTGGCGTGGTAGACACTAATAATGCTGCTCAACTGCTTATGATGATGTTTGTCTCTGAATCAGGATCGTGGACGCTTGCTACCGCGAGTTCTAACAATGTGATCTGCGTTCTTCTCTGGGGCAGAAACCACACAGTCAACAAACCAAAGAAAAGGGGAGAGGGTATATGATGATGACACAAGGGGTTCTGGTCGGCCTTATTCTTTTATTTATTTCTGGGTGCGCCTTCCTTCCGGCCCCGCTGGCGTACTTGAATTATGCGAGGACAGGGTACGATGTGACCCAGATTGCTGAAGGCGAGGCAACGACAACGGATAGTGTTTTGTCAGCGGCTACAGACATGGACTGCCGACTCGTGAATGCTTTAGATGGCGAGGACATTTGTATAGAGAGGATTCAAGAATGAAATTTATCGCTCTTATTCTAGCTATCACGGCTGTTGGCGTCGTTTTATTTATGAGTCTTACGCTAAACTTATGGCACTAATAGCTTATGACCACTGGTCACAGGTTCCCCGGAACAAGTCCAAATGGGTTTGGGAGCATTTCCAGCCTGAAGAGATGGCGTGTAAAGGTACGGGAAAACTTACAATTGAGCCTCGATTGCTTGATTACCTTGACATTCTTAGGAGTCGTTTTGATTCTTCTCTTACTGTACTCAGTGCTTATCGTAGTCCCTACCACAATGCTAGAGTGGGTGGTGCGCCATTTAGTTCCCACCTCAAGGCCGTGGCAGTAGACTTGTCGATAGTCGGGAAAGATAAAAAACGGATGGAACGGCTGGCAAAGGAAATAGGATTTACGGGCTTTGGCTATTATAGAACATTCCTGCATATAGACCTTGGACGGCCCCGCACTTGGGGGATGAAGTGGTAAGAAGCTATGAGGGTTTTGAGAATATCTCTTTTGGGTTTCTTGGCGGCATTGATCCCTGCCAGCCTGTTCGCGGCTGACTCCAACACGGTCGTAACAGACAAGGCTCCGCCAACGGCTTCAGCACCGTCGCTCGTTATTAATAATAGTGATGTGTGCAAATCCACCGCCAGTGCCGCCATCCAGACCCAAATCCTGGGGTTCGCTTCCGGCATCACAGTCACCGATGAGAATTGTGAAAGACTGAAGCTGGCAAGATCGCTTTACGCTATGGGAATGAAGGTGGCTGGAGTCAGTATCCTCTGTCAGGACGCTAGGGTTTGGGATGGTATGTGGATGGCCGGCACACCTTGTCCTTATGAGGGGCAGATTGGTGATGATGCTAAACAAGCTTGGCTGGACAATCCCGATGCTGTACCTGAAGGCAGCGACTTCCAAAAAAAAGTTACCGACGAGGAACAGTAGATGACGAGCCAGACGTATTCATATTCCTCAACGGCATCGGCATTGCTATTGGGGTTATCGCTATGTTTTGCGGGTTTCCCTTCCTCCT